TGAGTGCTGCTTTCTACGAATCGTTTAATCCCTTTATTGCAAGCATGGGGATGCGCCATCTTGAGAACATCACCAATGAGCGGCGGAGAGTCCTCACTAACGCTGCACAGGCGGCGGCTTTTCAGTTAATTGAGGACGGACAAGACCCGGCATTTGCCGCAGAGGCTCAACCTGTCTTTCAACAGCGCATTAACACCTATGGCGCTGCAACGAGCCACTCGCTAATCAACAATGTAGCAATTGATACTCTTGTAGAAGAAGCGGCAAATGGAAACACTCCGGGAGTTATGGATACTCTTAGGAGTTTGAAGGTAGGCACAGGACCCCTTTCAGATACTGCTTATGCCAAACAGCAAGTTGAGTTGAATCTCGGTCGCATCTACGACAACGAAGACAGACTTGCTGTTGAAAAGAAGGCTCAGTTTTCTGATTGGACAGACGCGCAGGTTAGGGCTTATCTAAGTGGGGCTGTAACCAAAGAATCTATTCTACAGGCTGTAGATGCCTCAGGGAATTCACAGGAACAGCGCGATTATGTGATGGCTGAACTCCAAAATGCGGATACAAACTTGCGCGTTGCGGCAGAGAACAATCGCCGTAATTCTCTTGAAACAACCGTTACTAAGAGTGCGCGGCTAGAGACCGCTGCAACTACCCCGCTTGCTTCGCTTCTTCGTCCTGACGAGGAGTTGAAGGCTATTGCTAAGGACTCGCTTATCAGGCGAATGGATGAATTTAAAACGGGTCCTGTTGAACGTGAACAGTATCTCTATGCCTTTGAAAAGAATTGGCAAGCACAGGCTCCCGCACGAGCGCAGCGATACATTGATCGCATGGGATCCGCTTTCTATAATGGTGTAGGAAACCAACCCGGACAGGTTCAGATCTTTGCCCAAGAGGTTACGCGCTTTCTTGATCCCGATCCAAGGAAACAAGGTCCGTTTCCGGATTTGGCAAGGGGGCGCGATAAGCAAGATCAAATGCGTTCATGGCTGCGGTTGGACACGGACGAGAGTACCAAGCACTTCAACGCTACGTCTTACGCAAAGTACTCAGCGGTTCTAGACCAAGCCGAAGAACAAGCCGCGCAAACAAGGGGCTTTGGTGGGACGCTGATGGCTTTGCCCAACGACACTCAGGATATCCAGCGTCAAAAGGCAGATATGCGTGGTAAAATCATGTTTACACGCCTAGCCCTTGGTGAGACCTATGACAACAAGGATTATGCGGTTTCTTTGAATCGCACTCTTAATTCCATTATGAACCCAACGGTTGAGAAGGAATTTGATCCTCGTTTGGGAGACATTCTTAATGCCTACGCCATCGGTAGAATGAACCGCCCTATGAATCAAGCCTTTGCTATTGATGCCGGAACAAAGAATGGAAAGGCTGTTTATAGTGTCCTAGACGAGATTGTGGGTCAGATGCGTGGAGGGAAGAAGTTGAGGGATGCGGTCAACGATGTCAGTCAGGGGCTGCAGTTCAAGACTGAAGATTTTGATCCCAACAACATTTACGACTACACCACCATCTTCCGTGGAAGCGGGAAGGACGCTGAGAAGATCTCTGTTCTATCTCGTGATCTTGCTGTTGATCTAGGGATCACATCCGGAGATTCCTCTGTCTACTTTGCACGAGAACTTAGATCGCGGGTTACGGCAAACCTACAGGTAACTCTAAACGCAGATGCTGCCTTTAAAGCGGCTAAAGCAGAGATGCAGGATCCTGCTAATTACTTTGTGGTGAATGGCGCTATTCTTCCTACTAAGGCTTTTAGAAGCGGCATCACTCCAAAGGCTCTTGAATTTTGGCTTGATACTAAATACAAGGATATGAACGCCAAACTTGTAGTTATTGGTGAAAGATCCGATGGCGAGCCTATGTTTGGAGTCCGTGATTCGCGTGACAACCGCTTTGTTGATCAGATTGTTGCTCCAAGCGATGTCCGCATTGATACACCTGAAATGGTTCAGGCTTTTGATGCTTGGCTGAAGAAGCCTTTGAAGTCCAAGAATACACTTGCAGATGTGATCGAGGCGAATAGAAAGAACCCTGCGAATATGTTCGGAGCGAATGAAATCCGCACTACAGACGCGCCCACATTTATAGACTTGATCACCGCTACTCCTTTTGGTCGCGGCTTCGGCGGCGTAAACTAAGTATTTAAACCGCTAACACTTTTAGGATTTCTATGGCAGACGCAATATTTGGGTCACCGATCTTTAGCCTCACCCCTGCGGAAGAAGCGCGTATTCTTAATGAAGAAGCAAACCAGCGCCGAGCAAGAACCGCATGGGAACAGGAGAACGATGCTGCTCCATTCTCAAGTTTTGTGTCTGGAGCCCGCAGTTCTTCTGTTATTGGAGCCGGGATCTTTCGCGGCATTCAAAAGGGTCTTCAAATCTTTGATCCAAGTGGTTCTCAGGATCCGCTGAATATTTCAAGGAGTCGTATTGACTACAACCCGCTTACCGACCCGATGTCGCACGGGATGGACAACAATATTGAGTCAATTACAGACGATCTACGGGGAATTCCGTTTGAGGAGTACCCATATGTTTTGTCTGCCACTTCTCATGCAGATTTTAAGGACAGGCTCGACTTTGTACGAATCGGTCTACCCGAAGTACAAGCACGGATGGAGGGCAATGTAGGTCTCGGTAAGGCTGTGGGTATTGCTGCCGATATCTCCGCAATGATGGCTCTCGGAGCCGTAGCGGAACCTATTGCCCTCGCCGGGTTGGGTACGCGCACTAGGCTTGCAGGTAAAGCCGTCTATGAAGCAGGGGGCTATCGTTTGCAACCCCTTGCAGAGGCTGTAACAGCAGCGGCTGAGACCGTGGGCCGTACTAATCTAGCCTTTCGTTATGCCGCTTTGGGTATTGCTGAAGAGGCAATGTTTCAAGCCGTAAAGGAAGGCATCGATCCCAACTCTAATCCGGATGCTTCTGAGATTCTGTTTAATCTTACGCTTGCAGGAGGTATCTCCGGAGTCCTTGGTGGCGCTGTCTTTGGACGAACCTTTGTTCGGCAGAACATTCAGGAAGCCGCTGAGGATCTTCGAAGAATGGGGATTACTGATCTGCCCGGAGGCTACAAACTTAATGTGGCTCCTGATTGGGCATTCAGTTCTACCGCTAATGCAGACGGCGTTATGTTTGCTCGTGGCTTTGGAACAGCAGATGAACTTGGCGTAGAACTCCACGCGGATTGGGAAAAGACCGGAGATATGTTTATTCCCGGATCCCGAACGGTGTCGAACGTCCCAGTTCTTTCCGGCGGTGTCCGTAGAGGTACCGTTGACATCGGAGGCACGGCTACGTTCTTCCCTCCTTTCAATGAAGCCACCGCTGGTTATTTCAACCCTGTAACGGGAATCTGGCAGCGGCAAAGAAAGAACGCTACAGACTTAGGCAAACGCCTGTTTAAGACAATAAATAGTCCGGAAGAACTTGTTACTTTGCTGAAGGGGTCTACTCGAAAGAACAGCACCACTCTAGATGTAACCGCAAAAGACGGGGCAATTCGTATTGAGTTTGCTTCAGAAAAACTTCGCGGCAAGGTGTCGGGGCGCGTAGACGAAGCCCGTTATGCTTCTTCTGATATCTCCCTTGACATTGCAAGTAATAACCGAACACTCAGTAAGCAAATCAAGGGCGTTACCGTAAAGGTAAGTCAGATTACTGAGGATAATCTTGTAACTGTGCGTAATGCGCTACAGAAGGCAGGCCTCAAGGAACTTCCACAGGTTGGTGACGAGTTGCGCTTCATTCGTCCCGGAGCAAAGGTCAAGCCGGGAAAGATGGTTGTTCGTGGTGCGGCTTCTACCGTAAAGACCATTGTTAACTCGCTTCAAGAACTGGGTATTCCGGTTGATCAGGAGTTGTTCAAGAAGGTTAGTCGTGGCGTGCTAGCCGCAGAACAAAGCCGTCTTGCAGGTAAAGCCTTTAATACTCGTCTTTGGGAAGAGGTAATTAAGGAAGTAGGAAACCCACAACAGACTCAACTGATTAGTGAAGCCTTGATCAATCGCGTACTTCCGCGCTTCAGCACGGTAGATCGCAATGTCCTGTCTGTAGCAAGCCGGGAAAACATGATCACGGCAATCCACAAGGGCTTCAAAAACAAGATGCACCTTGATCCGGCCAATCCAAAGTCGCTGATCTTTCAGGTGTTGGAAGACATCGAAAAGCGGGGTGGGGTGATTGACCGCGAAATGGTCGCAGGAGTCATTGACGATCTGCGAGGTATTGTGCAGAATCCTCCAAAGCGTCTTAATAAGCGTGGACGTAAGACTCTTGATACCTTGGGTAGGCGTAGGGCTGTTGTAGACATTATTAACAAGCGCATTCAGAATGTTCCCGGAAGTACTCCTATCGAGATTCCGAAGAACCTGCTGAAGAAGATGTCAATGCGTTCACTGCCGCCTGTTACAAGCGGAGGAACTATTTCCGCAGCAACGGGATCTCCTACGTTTGAGAACACCCCGCGAGTGACCCTTCGTGTGCCTATCTTGAGTGACTTCCTAAACCAAGCCGCGCTTGCTATGCAATCGGAAAACGGTATGGCGCGGTATATGGCTCACATTGCGTTTAACGCTCGGCGTGTCCATGATGGCGTACAGCCCACGACAATCTTTGAACACGGCGTACAGATTATTCAGTCCACACTCTTTCATTTCTCAGTAGCCTATCGCAACGGTTCTACAAAGTTTGCTATGGGAGTTAAGGGAGAAACCGTTACTGATTCTCCAACGCTGATCAACTCAATGCTCTCTCGGTTTGGTAAGAGAAACAAGGAGATTGCCCGTGAGTTTGATGAACGAGTTTCTGCTGTAATGCGAAGCGGAACTCCGGATGCTGTAGAAGCCGTAAACGAAACCGCAGATGCTTTTAAGAAACTACAGCAACGGATGCATAACATTGCGTTTGAAGCCGGAGTCTCCGGGTTTACTAATTCTGCTGTTGTGAATTATCTTCCACGCTTGTGGCGCTTTGAACGTATTCGGCGGCTCACGGGTACTGAAGAAGGCATGAACGATCTAATTACGCTGCTTCAGGCATCGTTTGAGCGCGGGGGCCGCACGATTGTTATTGATGGTGTGGAGCAAACGATTCAGGGAGATGTGCGGCAAGCGGCGGTTGTCTTTGCTAACCGACTAAAGCAAATTGCTTTTGAAACTGAAAACGCGCCTCTTCTTGCTCAAGATCAAGAACTGGTTGACGCGCTTGCAGGGCTCGTGGCTCCTCTTAAGACTAAGGGAACAAGCAAAACGCCCTTTGGTCGCAGCCGTATTACACTTGATGAATCAGCCGCAATAACCGGAACCGCTGATCACCTAAATATTGGAACTGCAAATCTAAGGTTGGCTGATCTTATAAGCAACGATCTGGGGCTTATCTTTAGGCGATACACCACCTCCGTTATGGGTGCTGTAAATGAGAAGCGTTTCTTGAATGCCATGAACGAGGCAGCGGTTGCCAATGGGCTTAAGGGACCGATGGTAGACGGCGTTCAGCAGCCCTTTAAACCCTTTACGAGTATTGATGAAGTAATTGATACGGCTAAAAAGGTTGCGGGTCCAATCAATACCACCCACGAAAGCGGCTTGCGCGAAGTCCTAAATGCAATGCGCTTTGAACCGCTGCACTCAGGTACAGCCGAACTTAGCGACAAGGCTAAGGGCATCCTGATGTCTTATGGTTACCTTGTTAAGGGTGGTCAGTTTGGTTTGGCTCAGTTGGGAGAAACCGCACGAGTTATGGGAACTCTCGGCTTATTCAAAACCATCAGGCAAATGCCTATCTTGCAGGAGATGGTCAACAACTGGTGGAACCTCGACCGTCCTACGCAGAACTTTGCATCATGGATTGATGCATGGATGTCCCCATCTACAGACCGTCTACGCCGTCAGTTTATAAGTGTTGGTTTGGATAAGACCGACGAAAAGAATGTTGGTATTCGTGGTGGGCTTGATATGGCAGCCAACCTGTTGGCAGATGTGTCGGGCCTTGCGCCCCTGACAAGTTGGACGCAGCAACTAACGGCTGCTACAACCATGCAACACCTGTGGGAAGTGGCCAACAAGGGAATAGCCCGGCTAGACAACGCCACTCTCAAGGGACTTGGTTTAACTCCTGAGCAATACGAAACCCTTATTGCTTATGTTGGAAAGAACGCCCAGACCAAAGCAGGGTTCTTGGGAGATCGCGTTGTAGGTATGGCGGCTATGGATAAGGTAGAGATGGATCTACTGAGGGATATGGTAGATCGTGCTATCCGTACCCGTATTCAAGATATGCCAACCCGTGGTGACTTTGCAAAGAGCCTCTTTGGATTTTGGGGCAGCGCCATTACTCAATTTAGATCCTTTAACTTGAAGGGTATTGATAACTTCCTGTTGCAGAACATCGGTCGCGTACAGCAGGGAGGCGGTAAGCGTGTTGCCGCTGAAATTGGCTCTGCCTTGGTGTTCTCCGGCGTTATTGCTTACGCGCGTAACTACGCCGATTGGCGCTCTTACAAGAACACCTCAGATAGCGAAAAGGCTGATGAACTTGCCGCTACGCTTACTGCTAACGGCTTTGTCCGTGGCGCACTAACGGGACCCTCAGAATTCTTTCTTGCGCTTATGCTTACTGATGGGATTTATCAAAATACTATTGACCCTGATCCAATCTTCTCCCAATATCGCTATAGCGGACAATCCACATTTGGTTTTCCTCTTGAGGACACCCTTAAGCGCACCTACGGCTTGAGCAAAGACCTCTATGGTGCTACGGTCGCTAAAGCAACAGGATCTCGCCTAAGTCGTGAACTTACTCAACGCACCCTTCACTCACTCCGGTTGTCCATATTTGGACAGAATCTACCGGGTGTTAAGCAGTTTTTTAACATCGGAGAAGCCGAAATTGCAGACTACTTCCGTCTAGCCGAAACCCAACCCCGAGACAGGTAACGAATCTAAGGAGAAACCAACATGGCAAACAGTTATAAACTTTATACGGGCAACAATTCAACTACAATCTTTGCTCTATCTGGCATTGATGGGTGGGTAAGCACCGCCTTTATCAAGGTGTATTTGAATGATGTGCTGCAAACGACAGGGTACTCCTTTATTACCATGTCTACTGCACCTTCGGTTCAGTTTACTACGGCTCCCGGAACAGGTGTAACTATTCGCCTACAGCGTGAAACCGCACGGGTGGGCGGCAATCTGGATCTTGCGTCCTTTCAGTCAAACATTATTGACTTTAACGATGGCTCGGTGCTTACTGCCGGAGATCTTGATAAGGCAGTACAGGGTCTTGTCCATGTTGCTCAAGAGTCCAACGACAGCGGCTCCGGTGCTTTGGGTCTCAACGTAACGCAGACTAATTGGACTGCGGGAAACAAGAAGATTACTGAAGTTGCTGATGGCACCGCCGCACAAGATGCTGTTACGGTAAACCAATTCAACCTTGCCACCCTCTTTGGCGGTTCTGCCATGCAGCCGGAGTTGTGGTCGATTACGGGAACGGGTGTAACCACCTATACGCTTAGTCCGGCACCTTCAGGACTAAACGAAGATCTGTTCTTCGTTACTCTTAACGGTGTCGTGCAGCCCCCAAGCGCCTATACCCTGAC